ACGCTCGCCGGGCGTCGGCGCCAGGCCGTGCATCGGGTCGCATCCGGTGGCCTGGCGCACCCACGCGGCCACGAAGTGGCAGCAGTTGTGCGCCGCCCAGTCGAACGGGATGGCGGCGTGCTCGTCCAGGTGCACGGCGAGCTGCTGGGCGCGGGTGAGCATCATCATGCTCAGATCGCCTGAAAGGCCTTGGAGAGCCATGGCACGGGCTGCTCGATGAGCGAGCGCACGTAGCGCAGGCCGGTGTCGCCGGCGTAGCGGGCCTGCTGCTGCGCGTCGGTGAGGCGCAGCCCGTCGGCGTTGCGCGCGCGGGCCATGCCGGCGCGGCTGCAGATCATCTCGATACGGCCGGTGCTGTTGCCGTCGCCCTGTTCGCCGGCGGGTGTGCGGCTGATCTGCAGCTTGTCCATGTAGCCGCGCCAACGCATCTTGGCCGCGCCTGCTGGCTGCATGGTGTCGTCGAAGAGTTGCAGCCACAGTTGCGCCGCCCTGCCGCGGTACGTGGCCGGGTCGCCCATGGCGAGGGCGAGCATGGCCGGGTCGGCAACGGCCAGCGAGACGGACAGCCGCTCGGCCGCGGTGTCTGCGCTTTCGTGCAGGGCGGCGACTTCGACGAGCACGCCCAGGCCGGTGTAGGTGTTGCCGCCACTGCTCACGTCGGCCGGCCAGGTGGTGTAGCGCACCATGCCGCCCGAAAAATCCATGTCCACGAGCCAGGCAACGCCGCGCACGCCGGCAGCGATGCGGGCGGTGGCGGTGGCGTCGAGCGTCAGCATTGCGCGTGCCTCACGCCGACCAGTCCTCGATCAGGTCCAGCGCGTAGGCCGCGCCCTTGTGCGCACGGCCGAGGCGGTAGCTCCACTGCGATGTGCCCTGATGCCGCCGGAAGTAGGCGAGCGGCTTGTCCCAGGTGACCACGGCGCCGACAGAGAAGCCCGCCCGCAGCGCAGGCTCGAAGGTGACGCTCATCGTGCCTTCCGCCGCCTCGACGGCTTCGGCCACGACCTTGACGAGCTGCGAGGTGCCCACGCCCGTGCCGATCTGGAGCCAGTCGCCGGGCAACAGCGTGGGCGGGGCGTAGGCGGTGGGGCTGGTGCCGAGCTCGAGCTGCGCACCCCAGACGGTGGCGCTGCCGGTGGCGGTGGCATCCGACGTAGTGCCGCCGTAGGTGTTGACGGCCGGGAACACGTCGAGCCGGCCGGTGGTGTTGCCGGTGGCGTTGTTGGTGACGGTGGCGTCGACGCGCCACCAATCGGTGGAGTAGTCGACGACGTTGCCGGTGCCGGCGAGCACGGTGCCCAGGTCGGTATTGATGCGCACCTGCTTGTTGACCTGCGTGCCGCCGGTGACGGTGACCTGGAACTGCATGGTGTGGCTGGTGCCGCCGCTGGTCTTCTTGACGAACACGCTGCCGCAGTAGCTGGCGGTGTCGTCGGGGATGGTGATGGACTGGCGGATGCCGGCGCTTTGGGAGCCGTTCGCATCGGTCAGGGTTTCGGCGGTGACGGTGCCGTCGGGCGCGGTGGCGGTGTTCTGGGTTGCGGTGCCGCCGTTGATGGACGTCCAGGGCGCGGCGTCGAATGCGCGCGTGTTGAGCAGCAGGTTGGCCCCTGTGCGCGCCCCGGTGAGCACGATGGCCGTGGCGCCGGCACTGACGGTTGCCTGCAGCGTGGGCGCGCCACGCAGCGTGCCCTGCGGCGCCTGGCGCACGGGGTCGTACATGGCCAGGTGGTTGGCGCTGCCCTGCAGCTTGAGCAGCAGCGCCTCCCAGAGCCCGGCTTCGGCCAGGGTGAGCGCGTCGACGCTGCGCAGGGCCATGGTCCAGCGCGGGGGGCCCAGCAGCCGGACGGCGGATGCGCCGGTGGCCTCGCTGCGTTCGGCGATGTCGTAGCGCCGCTGGCCGATCGTGCAGCCGGCGGGCATCTTGAGCCCGGCGGGCAAGGTGATGATGCTCATGCGGCCACTCCGCGCGCGCGCAGGTAATCGAGCATCTGGCGCTGGCCCTGGCGCACGCCTTCGGCCACGAGCAGGCTGATGGCGCCGGCGTCTGAGCGCGAGTCGATGTGGTTGACGACCTGCAGGTTGACGACCATGCCGCCCCCGCTTGCGGCCGCGACGCCGAGCTTGCCGTCGCGCCCGCGCTTGAGCGGCATCACGGCCTCGGTGCCGGCCTCGCCGCCGATGCCGATGCCGCCGTTGGCCATGGGGAAGACGGTGGGCCGCGTGAGCATGCCGCCGTAGGGCCCGAGGATGCCGCCGGCGGCGAACGCCTGGGCGCCGCCCGCGAAGCCATGCCCCTTGGCCGAGAAGAGCATGGGCAGCAGCTTGATGAGCTCGCTGATCATGCCGCCGCCGCCGCCGGCGCTGTTGCTGCCGCTGCCGAAGTTGCCGAACAGCTCTTTGCCGATCTGCGCGGCTGCCGCCTCGGCGGCCATGCGGATGAGCAGGCTTTTCCACATCTGGCCGATGTTCTCGAAGTTGCCGCTGAGCGTGGCCTCGAGGGTGTTGCCCAGCGCGTCCTGGATGTTGCGCGCGGCCTGGTTGGCGAAGGTGGACATCTCGTCGAGCTGGGCCTTGGACTCGGGCGCGATGTTGCCGAGGCGGGTGCTGGCGGCCTCGCTGAACTGCTCTGCCGTGATGGCGCCGCGCTCGAAGGCGTCGGCCAGCAGCAGCATGGCCTGGCGCTCCTCCTCGAGCTTGGCGGTGGGCGTGGCGGCGATGAGGGCATTGAGCTGCGACTGGCGCTCGGCGATGGCGGCGAGCGCGTCCGCGCGCTCGCGCTCGAGGTCGCGCAGCTGTCCGGTGCGCAGCGCCTCTTCGACGGATTGCTGGATGGAAAGCTCTGCGGCGCGGAATGCCTCTTGCCTGTCGGCCAGCAAGCCCTGCACCGCCGCCCTGTCGCGCCCGGCACGGCTGCCGCCGGCCGAGCCGCCGCCGCCGCCGCCGATCGCTGGCGCGTCGGCAAGCGCCGCCGACGCACCGCGCGGGCCGCTGCCGGTGTTGAGGCCGATCTGCGCGGACTGCAGCACGCGGCGTTCGAACTTGTCGAGTTCGGCGCGCGCCCGCTCGCCGTCTTCCTTGACGGCCTGGCTGATAGCGTTGAAGCCGGCCCAGTCGCCGCGCACTGCGGCGGCGGCCTGTGCACCGATGGCGCCAAGCTCGCGGCCGATGCTGGTGAGCACGAACAGGACGTTTGCGCCGAAGACGGTGGTCGCCTTGAAGGCTTCGGCGAGAAGCCCGCCGGCGACGGCGAACTGGCCGCCGGCCTCCTTGGACTTGAGCAATTCGTCGGCAATGGCCTGCAGCGTGGGCAGCAGGTCGGCGGCGAGCTTGCGCCCGAAGCTGCCGGTGATGAGGCTGAGCTTGCCAAGCGTGTCGTTGAACTCGTCGGCGGCGCGCGCCGTCTCGGTGGTGACGCCGGCGAAGCGCTCGTAGTAGGCGATGTTGTCGCGCAGTGCTGTGCCGCCGTCGGCCAGCAGCGGCAGCACCGACGAGTAGCTCTTGCCGAACAGCTGGTTTGCCAGCGCCGCCTTGTTGGGCCCGTCGGCGTAGCCGGCGAACTTGGCGGATACGTCGGCAAACACCTTGTCGGCACTGCGCAGGCGGCCTTCGGTGTCGCGGATGGCAACGCCCATGGCGCCGAAGGCGGAGGCCATGTCCTTGTCGCCGCTGCCGGCCTTGGCGATGGCGAGGTTGAGCTTGCCCAGCGATGCGGCAACGCCGTCGAGATCGGTGCCGGCCTGGCTGGCTGCAAAGCCGATGCCGCCCAGCGTCTCGACGGCGATGCCGGTGGCCTTGGACAGGTCGTTGAGGTGATCCGCGGCGTCGATGGCCGTCTTGACGACGGAGCCGAGGCTGAAGCCGGCGAAGGCGCCGGCGAGCACGGTGCCCACCGCCACGGCCGACTGCTTGATGCCGTTGAACGATGCTTCGATGCGGTCGGCGTTGCGCTGCGCCATCAGCGCAGCCTTGTCCATGCCCTCCTGCAGGCCGGCGAGCCGGGCCTCGAGGTCGATGGAGAGCTTGGCCAGAGACATCAGCTCGACTCCGCGGGGCGGTGGTTCTTGATCAGCACGAGGCGCTGGAGCAGGCCGTCGACATCGGCAACGCCGAGCCATGCGGCAACGATGGGCAGGCCGGCCCAATCGAGCGCGCCCTGCCCGTTGTGCAGCGCGGCCCAGGCGAGCAGGGCGATGCGGTCGGAGTCATCTGGTTGCGGCGGTGGGGTGTCGTCGTCGCCCTGTTGCTCGGTGCCGGCCTGCGCATCGAGCAGGGCCGTCAGTTTTTTTCGGTGGCTTCCCTGGCCCGCCAGTGCTCGGCGATGCGCGTGGCGAGCTCGACGGAGATGGGCTCGAACCAGTCCATGTGGTCGCGCGCGATGGTGGCGAAGAGCGCCGGATCGAAGGCCACCGGATCGCTGGCACCGAGGCTGGCGCCCAGGATGTCGGCCTCGGTGAAGCCTTCCCAGCCGACGACGTGGCGCAGCATGAGATCGACGCTCATGCCGGCGCGGAAGTCGGCCATCTGGCTCTCGTCGGGCCGGCGCACCTTGACGCGCCGGCCCGGCTGCACTTCGACCCAGCTTTCGCGCTGGGCGAGGAGCTTGGCGATGAGCTGCTCGGGCGTCATGCGCTGAGCTTGAGCACGAAGCCCTTGACGGCGTACTCGAGCGAGCCGGTGCCGATGGCGCCCTGCTGCACGTCCTCGCCCGGCACGCTGGGCTCGGCCTGGAACACGCGCACGGCGCCGTTCTGCAGCGTGATGCGCACGGTGACGCGGCTCTGCGTCTGCACGGCGCTCTCGAGCAGCAGCATGGCGGCGCTGGGCGTGTCTTGCGCGATGACGTTCATGCTCACGTTCTGCACGGGCAGGAGGCCGATCTCCTCCTGCCGGGTGGTGTCGAGCAGGGTGGTGACGTCGAGCTTCTCGCTCGCTCCGCCGCCGATGCTGTAGCTGGTGGCCTCGGCCAGCGTCTGCCAGGCGGTGACGGGCGTGAAGGTGCCCGCGCCCCAGGCGCTGTAGTTGGTGGTGTTGAGGCCCTGCAGCTCGAAGGTGTTGGTGGCCTGGTTCTTGACGCGCGTGGCCTGGCCCTGGAGCTGCGCCATGCCGCTGGTGATGGTCCAGTAGCCGACGGTGTCGTTGGCCAGGCCGTGGGCGGCGGACGTGGCGACGCCGGGGTTGGCGAGCGTGAGGGCGGTGACGGTCTTGGCTGCGCCGTAGGTGCTCGCGATTTCCACGCGGACGCCACGGCCTTTGACGTTGGACATCTCGGACTCCTTGGGGTTGGCTGCTGTTGAGGCGAAAAAAAGCCCGGCGCGATGGCCGGGCGGTTGGGGGCGTGGGCGGCGGCGGTGGTGTTGTCGCTACTCCCACCACTCGACCTGCAGGACGGTGCCGTCCTGCCCGGTTTCCGGATCGAAGGTGCTTGCACGTCCTACGACGCACGCAGCCGACGCATCGGGCGCGGTGGCGACGGCAGCGGCGACGGCATCGGCCACGGCATCGGCGGCCACGGCGGTCTGGGCCCAGCACTGCACCTCGAGCTGGCATTGGTCGCCGAGCTGGGTGTTGTCGAGCCCGAGGATGGGGCTGTGCGTGGCGATGAAGACGACCGCGGCGGAGGTGCCGCCGCCTTGGTCGACCGCGTTCTGCGCGATGCGCTCCGCAGGCACGAGCGCGGTGAGCGGCGCGTGCGCGACGAGCGTGGCGCGGAAGTCGGCTTCGATGCTCATGGCGCCGGGGCCTTTGGCCGGTTGAGCCTGGCGATGGCGGGGCCGATCTTGGCGACGAAGACCTGCAGCGCCTCGGGCAGCTTTTGCGCACCGCGCTGCAGGAAGCCGTAGGCACGCACGCCGCGCTGGGTGCCGAACTCGATGAAGCGCCAGTAGTACGGGTCGCGCGGGCTCTTGGCGCCGCGCTGGCTGGCACGCACCTGCACGCGGTTGCGCACCTTGAGGCCGAACACTCGTGCGGTGCGCGTGGCGTAGCGCGCGCCCTTGGCGGGCTTGACGTTGACGTACACGCCCACGTCGCCCGCTGCGCGCGCGGCGCGGCTGGTGCGCACGCTGATGGCCTTGCGCACGGTGCCGGGTGCGCGGTAGCCTTTGCGCACGGCCAGCGAGCTGGCGTTGAGCACCGGTGTGGCGGCGCGTGCAGACGCCTGCACGACGCGCGCTCCGGCGGCCAGGGCGTTGCGCAGGGCGCGCACGCGCAGCTTGGGCACGATGCCGCGCAGGGCTTCGCGCAGATCGGGGATGCCGGTGACCTTGGCGCCGATCATCGGCCGTCCCTCACGCCGCTGGCGGCGAGGAGCTGGAGCCACTGGCGTTGCCCGTCGATGTCGATGGGCTCGCCGGTGATGTCGTGCGGGGTGCCGCGCCAGAGCACGCGCCAGGTGGCGCGCACGTCGCTGCGCCAGCGCAGGGTGAACTCGACGTCGGTGACGTTCTGGATCTGCCCGGCGGCGAAGAGTTCGCGGCTGCGCAGGGGGCGCACCTTGCCCCACACGGTGGCGACGGTCTGCCAGGCGCCCGAGGGTTGGCCCAGCACGTCGGCCCCCGCGGCGCGGCTTTGCAGCGTGAGGCGCTGGTCGAGCTGGCCGATGGTGATGCGCTCGACGGCTTCGGTGTGCATGGCTCAGTACAGGCGCTGGGAATCGAGCAGGCGGGCGAGCAGCGGGTGCGCCTGCGCGGCCTGGGTGGCGGTGAGCTGGGGCGCCTGGATCATCTGGCCCACGAGCGCGGTGACGTAGGTGCGCACGCACTCGGGCACGGTGTCGGCAGACGCCGCGGCGGCGCCGGCTGTGAGGTCGATGCGCACGCGGGGGCCGAGGGCGATGTCGCCGAGCTCGGGCCACGAGGTGTTGAGCGCCGGTGCGAGCCGGGTGCCGGTGTTGATGCTGGCGAAAACGTACTCGCTGCCGGCCAGGGCGACCCAGGCGCCGCCGTCCCAGTAGGTGACTGCGCAGGCGCTGGGGCGGTAGACGCGGATTTCGTCGTCTTCGGTGGGCCAGTCGTCGAGCTCGGCGCGCCAGGTCTGGGTGATGAAGGCGCGGCCGGTCTCTTGCTCGGCCACCTGGCGCGCGGCGGCGATGAGGCCGGGGAGCAGCACGTCGAACTCGTCGCCGTCGATGCGCAGGGCGAGCTTGCAGTCGTCAACGTCGACGGGCTCGGCAGCGGGCGGGGTGAGGAGGTAGAGGTGCATGTTGGCGGCCTGGGCGCGCGGGCGGGGCTACTGCGAGTCGCCGGCGTCGAGCTGGTCTTTGAGGCGCTTTTGCTGGTGCGACACGCAGGCAAAGCGCGTGGGCGCGAGGGTGGCGCTCCACTCCTTGGCCTGGGCTTCGCAGGCGGCCTTGTCTTGCGTCCAGTACAGCTCTCGGTAGGGCATGGCGCCCTCGGCGGGCTTGGCGAAGAGCATGACGAACAGGTAGACGATGTCGGGGATGGTGGTGCCTTTCATGGGGCGGGCTCCTGGGTGCTGCTACTGCTGCGCCTGCAATGGCGAGCGCGGGGCCTTGCCCATTTGCTCGCGCCGGATGTCGTCGACGCCGCGGCGAACGTCGCCGATGGCGGACTTGATCTCGACGAGCTGCTGGGTGACGGCCTGGTCTTGGGTGTCGTCGCGCAGCTTCTGGTAGGAGCCGCGCTCCTCGAGCACGAGCACGCGCTTGTCGAGGTTGGCCCACGCGATGAACACGGCCGCGGCCATGCCGAGGAAGGTGATGACGTGGCCGGCGTTGACGGTGGGGTCGAAGCGCCAGCCGCGGTGCTGCCGGCGGTCGGGCCCGGTGTAGCCGCTGTCGGGCGCGTCGTGCTGCTGTTGCGTGGACATGGTGGCGATGGCCGCTGCCGGCTGCTACTGCCCGCCGCCGAGCTTGGGCTGGGCGATCACGCGGCCGGCGATGACGAGCAGGCCGAGGATGGCCGGCACGCGCGACGCGGGCACGCCGACGAGGTCGAGCAGGCTGGACTGCACAGCCTCGGGCAGCGCGCCGAACGCGACGGAGAGGCCGGCAGCCTGGACGGATGCCATGCGCCAGGAGCGGCGCCAGTTGGGGATGAGGGTCATGGTGATGTCAGCGCCTCTTGCCTCGCGGCGTTGCACGCGCAGTCGCGGCGACCGGCTGCAGCGTGTACTCCGGGTAGGCCCCGGTGTAGTTGAATGACCAGACCTTGGTGCCGGCGTTGTACGTCGACGGCAGCCGCACGGGCATGCCGGCAGCGGTGACGCCGAAGATTTCCATGTCGGTGCCGCCCACGGCCGTGGTGTCGAGATTGAGGGTGAAGGCCTCGGGCATCATCAGCCAGGTGGCAGCGGCAGAGCTGTTGCCGCTGCCCCAGGTCTGGCTGCTGGCGCCGCTGTAGTAGACGGTCACCTCGTCGTTGGCCATGAAGTAGGCGCCGCCGGGTGGGTTGTTGGCCCCGAGTGCGCCCGCGGCGTGTTGCGCGTAATCGCTGCCCTGCAGCACGAGGTCGTCGGAGAAGTCCGACCCGTGGATGTAGAGCTTCATCGGGCCTGTGAACAGCGGCCACAGCCCGTCGCTGCGCAGGAAGCACACCGCACACGTCACCGCTGCGGCCATGCTCGACAGGTACAGCGGCATGGCGAAGATGGCGTCGGCGGCGGCCTTCTCGACCAGCTCGTCCACGAAGCCGGCCATGTACGGCGTCATGATCTGCATGCCGTGGTTGCGCCGGACGTACACCTTTTCGGTGGCGGTGTTGCGCAGGTAGGTGCCGGCGGCCATGGTTGCGTCCGACACCTTGGGATAGGCGCTCCAGTCGGTGGTCGGGGTGAAGGTGTCGTCCATCTCGAAGAACACCTTTTTGGCGCCGAAGACTGCGTTCTCGGTGCCGTCGCTCGCATAACCCGCGTTCAGGCGGTTGCCAGCGCTGAAGTTCTGCATCTTGTTGGCGTAGTTCCACGCGGCCATGCTGGCGGTGGTGGCTCGGATGATGAACGAGTCGGCATGCTCGGTCAGGAACTGGTTGCGATGCACTACAGCCAGCGCACGGGCGCATAGGCGCGCCGTGGGGCTGCTGACGTTGGCGTGGTCGCCCTGCATGTAGCGGCCATCGGTCGTGTACTGAGCGACCGTCTGCTGCTGCGCCTGGTGGAAGTCCGACAGGTCGTAGCCATGGAGCTGCGCCAGAATCGTCTCGTAGTACATGCGCTGATAGCGCCAGCGGTTGGCGGTGTACTGGCCGCACTCGGCCGCAATGAAAGGTGCCCAGCTCGGGCGCGTACCACCCTGCGATTCGCTCCAGCCGCTGCCGTTGGTGGCGATGTTCCAGCTGGAATCCATGCACGACTTGCGTGTGACCGCAGAGCCGAGCTTGACGCCCGGCGAGTTTGCGTCCGAGAAGTAGTGGTGATTCTCGAAAAAGACGTTCCTGCGCCGCTCCTCGGGGATCATCAACTGTGCCTGGGCCGACATGTAGTTGAACGTGGCGTGGTTGAGCAACACGTCAGGGTTCTCGGCACACATGCGGGAGAGCGTGTCGTTGACGACTTCTACGTCGATGTAGGTGATGAAGTCGATGAGACGCGCCTGGTCGGTGGCTGGATCGGCGCCGGTGGCCCAGTTGAACCACGTCTCGCGCTTGGGGAAGCCGACTGCACCATCAGCCACGCCGGTGCTGCCTCTGCCCCAGGCCGGGATCGCCCACTCGGGCGCATAGGCGTCGCGCCAGGCTGTGAGTTTGGCGTTGAGTTCGGTGTACCAGTAGCCGTTGTCGCCGTTGGCGTCGGCAATGCCGTCCACGATCTTGGCGAAGTAGGTGACCGCGCCGCCGCCGCCCCAGCTCGCAGTGCTCGAGCGGGTGTAGGCGTTCATGAAGCCTGTCTCGTTGGTTAACTTCCAGATGATGCGCGGGTTGTCGATGTGCCTGGTGCCGGTGATGCTGCTGGTGCGCAGTAGCAGGCGTGAGTTCACGTCCCAGGCCATCTGGCGGTACTCGCTGCTCCAGTACATCCCGTCGCCCCTGTACGTGCCCAGCGGGCGCTGGTTGGGGTGGCGGGCGGCGATTTCTTCGTAGCCCTCGAAGTCGACGTACAGGCACTCGATTCCCTCGTCCAAGCTCCATGCGACCATCTTGTCGAACTGAACGAGCGCGGCCTCTTCCATCTCCCAGCGGTTGGCGTAGGAGGCGTCGGACGAGATGTACTTCCAAACGCCCCAGTTGTAGGCGCTTTCCGTCCAGTGCCGGCTGGTCGCGGAGCGCAGGCACAGGCCGTTGTAACCATCGGCCACGATGCGCCGGATGGTAGCGAGCATCTCGGCATCGACCTTGGAGAGCGCTCCCGCGTTGACGAAGGTGGTGAAGAACAGCGGATAACGCACACCGCCGAGCGTTAACTTGCCGTCGGCGTGAGCGATACGCGCATCGCGCGCCGGGCGGCGCACGGGGCGGTAGGCCGCATGCTCGCCCGTCTGGGCGTAGGTGCGGACGTAGTTGAGTGCTTGCATCACGCGACAACGTCCACGAGCACGCAGTGGGCGTGTGAAGCCGTCAGCGCCATCTCGGCGGAGGCGCTGAAGACAGCGAACTCGCCCAGAGTGAATGCGCCCTCGGACCAGGAGTAACCCTGACCACGGTTGATCGTCGACGTGCCATCGGACGGGGTGATGAACGGCATCATGTCCTGGAGGTAGCTGTTCTGATTGGTCACCGTGAGTGCAGGCGGCGTCGTCGTGTAGTCGTGGCGCGTGGCCAGCCAGAATTGCGGCGGCACGTCCCTGTTTCCGCCAGGCAGAGCGAGTTCGAACCAGGTGCCCGCGCCGGCAGTGAAATCGGCCGCACCAGGTGTGCCTGTGCCGATGCCGATTGCACCCGTTCCTGACCCGGCGGCGTTGTATGACCAGACGTACAGCGGCGCCTCACCGACCCTTGGGCTGCCGTCTGGGTTGCACAGGTACAGGCGCACATCGAAGCCGCTTGTGGTGCCCCCGACCACGCCGGCCGTCGCCAGGTAGACCTGAAAGCCCTTGAGTACGGCAGGCCGGTTCCCTGGCATGCGGTAGTAGGTCGGCCGAACGAGGGTTCTGGTCTGATTGGTTGACGTGCTGAGGGTGGTTGCGCCAGCCGGGCCGTACAACGCGACTTGATTCGCCGGCGAGATTGGGACCGGTCCAGTGACCGGATGCGCCGGCAGCCAGAATTTGCCGTTGGCGGAGCGCCGGACCTCGCACTGCATGTCTTCGACATAGACCCGCGTGCCAGCAGGCAGCGCCGCGAGTGCGGCACCGTTCTCGGGGTATGCCGCGATCAGCGCGGCGTAGGTGGGAGCGTCGGCCAGGAACAGGGTGTGCATGGTCAGACTCCTTCGAGCGAGAACCAGCCGGTCGTGGCGCTGCCGGAGGTGCGCTGCACGGTGACTGAGGTGGGCGCGGCGGCGTTGGCCTCGTCGGAGATCTGCACGGCGTGCGGGCTGGACGACTCGTAGAGCACGGGCAGCGTGACGCCGCCGACCGTGACGGTGACCTGGTTGCCGGTGGGCACGAGGACGAGCAGCGTGCGCGGGAGCTTGCCGGCGATCAGCTCCATCGTGACGACCGAGCCGTCGGCGAGCGTGCCCTGCACGGGCTGCCAGTTGGAGGCCGAGCTTGCGGGCAGGGCCTTGAGTTCGTAGCGCAGCCCGCCGGTGCCGAGGTCTGTGCGCAGGCATTCGTCGCCGACGGTGGCGGCGAGGCCGAGCATCGCCGCCTGGCTGGCTGCATTGCCGAGGTAGCCGGCAGAGATGCCGCTGGAGGCGCCGCCGGCGAACGGATCGTCGACGGTGACGACTGCGCCCGGGGTGGGCACGGCCTGGCCGGCATCGATGAGCGGCTGGGCAAGCACGTCGGGCAGGTTGCACACTGACCCGACGGGCATGGTTCCCCAGGCGGGCTGGCGGTTGATGGTGATGATCATGGTGGCGTCTGCTCCCGGTGACGACAGTTGCGGCGCGCGCGCGGGCATCCCCGTGGGTGACTGGCGTCACCCACGGGGAAGGCAGGCTGCTGGAGCCGGCGTCAGACCGGCGGGTTGACCGTCGGCGTGTAGCTCGGGTGGCCGAGCACGGCGACGGCCGCCACGAGGGCGGCGCTGGCGTTGTTGACCGGGGTGACGGTGAGGCGCACGTAGCGCTTGTCGCCGATGTAGCCGATCTTGCGCACTTCGTTGTCGTCGTCGAACTGGAAGCCGGCGAGCAGCTCGGTGCCGAGGAGGTTGGCGTCGGTGACGGCGGCGGCGTCGCTGAGGCCGGAGTTCTCGCCGTCTTCGACGAGCACCACGAAGGTGGCGTCGGCATCGGCCACGCTGCCGGTGGCGATGACGAACTCGAGGCTCTCGTAGCCCTGGCGGTCGATGATCTGCGACACCTGGGCGGTGTTGTCGGCCACGCTGACGGGGCTGATGGCCCGCGCGACGTGGATGTTGTTGTGGAGGTCACGCATGGTGAGGGTTCCTTTCGATGATGGGTGTGAGGGTCAGCTCATCAGGTGGAGCACTTGAGGAGCTTGACGGCCTCGAACTGGGTGATGGCGCCGCCGACGCGCTTGCTGAAGTGGAACTTGGTGACGCCCTTCTTGGTGACGTTGTCGCGGATGACGGCGATGCCGCGGCGGTCGACGATGGTGTAGGCGCGCTTCCAGTTGCCGAAGGCGACGGGGAAGGCGTTGGCACCGAGCGAGGGCATGTTGTCGTCGATCTCGACGGTGGCGCCGAGCAGCTGGCCGCCGAAGCCGGCGAGGGGGTTGGGGTTCCAGAGGTAGAAGGCGCCGGAGCCGTCCTTCATCTGGCGCACGACGGAGAGGGTGGTGTCGTTCATGAGCCAGGCCGCGCCGTTGCGGTAGCGGCTGCGCAGCGCGTGCTGCAGGCTGATGAGCGCATCACCCGGGTTGCTGGCGGCGAAGGCCGCGGCCGCACCGGTGACGACGAAGCCGACCTTGCCCCAGGCGTAGGAGGCGTTGGCGACGGTGGTGTACTGCAGGATGCCGCGCGGGCGCTTGACGCCGCTGCCGTTGATGAAGCAGTTGCCCTCGAACTCGGCGAAGGCGATGCCGGCTTCGTCGGCCAGGTCGGCCTCGAGGTCGTACTCGCTGTCTTCGAGCATGTCGTTGGACGACCAGGGCTCGACGTAGGCGCGGTGGGCCTCGATCTCGATCTCGGCGTACTTGGGCGCGGTGGACTCGGCGGAGTCTTCCTGTTCGCCGATGGCAGCGGCGGTCATGCCGCTGGTCTTGACGAACTTCTTGTAGCTGCCCTTGCCGATGGCGCGCACGGTGGCGAGGCGGCGCATGGCAACGTCGGTGGTGACGACGCGGTCGATGGCGCTGTCCATCTCGACGCCGACGAGGTAGCCGCCGTCGGGGTCGCTGCCGGTGTTCATGGCCTTGCGCTCGAGGGCGGACAGGCC